ACAAAGGTCGGATCGGTGGATTCCAAATCGGTACTCACGATAAAGACCCTAATTCTTATTGGTTGACTGGTCAAAATCAATTTAAGGTTGGTATGGGAAGTGGTAATGGACGATGGGGCCAAACAGCTCTTTGGGTTAACTGGGGAAATGATTGGGGAAAACCCGGTGATACAGCGTGGTTTGTAAAAAACAACGGAGAGATGTATTGCTACAATCAAGCTCATTTTTGGAATACACCTATTATTCACGGGAACTTGAAAGTCAGCGGAAATATTTATTATATAACGGACGATAACACGAAAGAAGGTGGCTATTGGATTCACTCGCCATCATTTAAACGCATTCAAGAAAGCTCAGGATATATCTACCTGTACCATTTTGACAATTCGTATTCATGGATACCCGTTAATAAAGAAATCTCTGACAGGCGATATAAACATAACATTGAAGATAGTAAGGTGTCTGCTCTGGAAGTTATCAACCGTCTGAAAACTTACTCTTATCGTAAGGAATACGACGGAAAAATCGAGGATATTTCATGTGGTATCATGGCTCAAGATGTACAAAGATACGCTCCTGAAGCATTTTTGGAAAATCCAGATGGCGCTTATTCATATAACGTTTTCGTACTCGTACCTTATTTAATTAAGGCTATTCAAGAACTCAATCAGAAATTGGAGAAAGTAAATGAAGGAAGAAATTAATCAATTAATCATCCAAAATTTAAGTGATGATATCGGACTAAAAGCAAGCGATGCAGCAACTTACAAGGCGCTGTATGAAATCACTCAAAAACAACTCAATGAAATTTTAAACATCATTGATTCGAATGAAGAACTTAAAGCAAAACTTGAAGAAGTGAGAGGAGAAATGACAAATGGCAATTAATAACTACGAACTAGCAAGCAAGCCTTATACACGAGGTTTTGGCGACAATATCAAGACAGTGGTTGAAATCCGTCTGTCAGAAGGCAATCGGTACAGTTCGAACATGCGTGAGCTAACAGGAGACCGGACAAATGAACCGGAAGATGTCTTGATTCAAGATGTGCTGGATATCCTAAAATCCGAGCTAGATCCAGGAAGTGCCATCGTCAAAACACAGGCGCAACTTGAACAGGCCAATCAGAAGATTGCGCAAAACGAGAGTGAACAGAATAAGCTTGCAGCTCTTATTAAGCAGACTGAAGAGAATTCGAAGGTGAATCAGAAGGTCATCCATGTTCTTGTCTTGAACTCTGTCATGAGCAAGAATATCGAGTACGGCACGACTTATAAAGAATTGGTTGAGTTGATTCCACTAGCTGAAGTTGGTAAGACCTACTTACCACATGACCTAATTACCATTGAAGACCCTGAGCACATTGAAGTGAATGGAGAAGGGAAACGCATTTTGGTTCAGCTTAATAAGGAATTTACTTATAATGGTGAATCTGTCAGCGCGTTTGTGACAAATGGTACCCTGGAACAAAACGGAACGGGTGTCGCTTGGAAATTTGAAGGGAAGGAATAGGAGAAATAAATGAAAATTGAATTGTTTAACTTTTTTAGAAGTCTAATCCAAACAGAAGATGGTTTGGTATTGTATGCCTTAAGCTTAATTGTCATTATGGAAATTGTTGATTTTGCATCAGGAACGTTCGCAGCGATTGCAAATCCAGAAATTGAATATAAGAGTAAGATTGGTATTAACGGCTTGATTCGAAAGATTCTAGGTGTCCTCTTGTTGATGGTATTGATTCCGATGTCTGTCTTGCTACCTGAGAAGACAGGGTTCGCATTTCTATACTCAATTTACCTCGGATATTTGCTTTTCACACTCCAGTCACTCATCGAAAATTACCGTAAGTTGAAAGGTAATGTGACTATCTTCCAGCCTATCATTAAGGCATTTGAGCGATTGGCTGGTGACAAAAACGACAAGAACGACAATAACGAAGGAGAACAATAATGGATATTGACACAAGCAGATACAGAGAAGGACTTCCACAAATTGGATACGCTCCATACCGTCAAATTCACGCTCATTCGACAGGTAATAAGAACTCAACTGCCCAAAATGAAGCAGACTACCATATGCGCAGACCTGTTGAATCAGGCTTTTTCTCACATGTTGTGGGAAATGGTCGAGTGATGCAAGTCGGACCAGTGAACAACGGTGCTTATGACGTTGGAGGTGGCTGGAATTATGAAACCTATGCAGCAGTCGAGCTGATTGAAAGTCATTCAACCAAAGAAGAGTTTATGGAAGATTATCGTCTGTATATCGAATTACTTCGCAATCTAGCAGATGAAGCAGGTCTTCCAAAAACATTGGATTCGGACGCATTGGAAGGCATTAAGTCGCATGAATACTGTACTAACAATCAACCTAATAATTATAGCGACCACGTTGATCCATACCCTTACTTAGCAAGCTGGGGTATTAGTCGCAGTCAATTCAAGCACGATATCGAAAACGGATTGGCCGTTGAAAAAGGCTGGAAAGAAAATTCTACTGGTTGGTGGTATGTACATTCAGATGGCTCTTATCCAAAAGAGAAATTTGAAAAGATTGACGGAACCTGGTATTATTTTGACGGCTCTGGCTATATGATCAAAGATAAGTGGAAGAAACATTCAGACGGCAAATGGTACTATTTAGACCCTTCAGGAGCCATGGCTACTGGATGGAAGAAAATCGGTGGCAAATGGTATTACTTCGATAGTGAAGGAGCCATGAAGACTGGATGGGTTAAGTATAAGGATGTATGGTACTATCTCGATGCTAAAAACGGTGACATGGTATCTAACGCATTCGTACAATCAGCAGACGGCAAAGGTTGGTATTACCTTAAACCAGATGGTTCACTTGCTGACAAGCCTGAATTCGTGGTTGAGCCAGAAGGGCTCATCACCACAAAATAAAACATAGAAAGGTTTTCAAAATTTAATTACACTAAAACCGCTGGCGTTTGCTGGCGGTTTTTTTGTTTGTTCAAAATAAAAAAGCAGCGACCGAAATCACTGCTTATCAGCTGTAGCAAATTCATAAAGTTTTTCTGCTGTGAGAAGGGCCATTTTGTCCATGCT